TCTATGCTTGGAATGAAACCAACAAAACGTGGGATGAAGTACCCCAAACTAAAGATCAATAACAGGGCTTAGCCCAATTTTTATAAGGAGGACTTATGATATGAAAAAACTATTGACTCTAGGACTACTAGTCCTAAGTCTAGGCGCGTGTACTAGCACGTCAACAAATGAGTATTATACCGCTGTGCAAAATGCAGCAATCGCACAGTCAAAAATGATGCAGGCTCGATATGATGCATTAGGAAAGATTGCGGGAAATGGAGGAGAAGCGTCAACAGCAGCAGTAATGGCTTTAGCAATGACGAGTCAGAACTCTATAGTTCCTCAGCCTCAGAAGTCAGAAGCATTACAGTGGGCACAAGTATTATCGGGTCCAATAGCTGGATTAGGTTCTATGTGGTTATCTAATGATGCGACTAAAACTATGGCAAGGTATAACAAAGATACTCAAATATCTAGGATAAATGCAGACCAGCAGAACACTACAGAACTTTATGGTCTTATGGGCAATAATTCAAATAACATGATGGATTTAGGTCTAGGAGGCTTTAATGCGCTGAATACTTCAATGGAATATATGGACAATAGTGACATTACATTCCCTGATTACTCTACTAACTTCGGTAATATTGACAATTATCTATTACAAATAATAAATAATTTAAATACTAGTAGTGAAGATGATAATCAGATCTGGGTTCCTGGAGTTAATTGTATTGGTCCAGGCAGCGCAGGAATTATTAGCGTTGGTTCAAGTTCAAGTACAATACCTGTTTGTCCGCAGTAAAAAAAGGGGCTTTCGCCCCTTAATTTCAAAAGTTGTAAGAAATGCCAAAGACCGTTTCTTCCGTCCCGATCTGCCCCCCTATAACAAAATTTCCTGCTTGTTTGGAAATATTTACAGCCTGATAAGAATCAAAACCTGTTGCTTTTCCATACTCTAAAGAAATTCCTACTTCTTTAACAAAAGGAATTGAGTATACTACGTTTATAAAGTCAAGTTCAGAATTATCTAAATCCTTGTAGTATGTAACACCTAAATCCCACATATTTACACCAACATATGCTTCATCAATGTCATCATACACTTTATTCCATTTATATTTTATATACCCCGCATTAACCCCGAAGTTATCGTTAAAATCATGAGATACGCCTGCAAACAGGTCATATTCATACTTAGCGTCATCTTCAAAATCAACTTGCGAAATCCATCCCCCCGCTGTAAAACTACCTAATGCTACTCCAACACCCCCGCTGATAGCAACTTTACCATCATTTTGAGAGTAACCACGCCAAACATAGTCTGACGCCATACCTACTGTTCCGCTGAATATTTCACCAGCAAAAACCTGTGTTGGAAGAAGCAAGAGTAGTGCGACTAGTACTTTTTTCATTTTTCTTCCTCTGCGGATACCATCTGTGGCTGCATTTGTGGTGCAGCCTGTTCTTGTATTTTTTGAATAAGATTCATACTTAACTTGGCAGGAAGCTCCCCCAAGCCTTGAAGAACAATATTCACCTCTCCTACCTCTAGATCAAAGTTCATTTAAATATATCCTGCCAGTTACCCGTCGTGCTAGCACGAGAGTATTCCGTGGCTCTATTTTCAAAGAAATTAGTGTGCTCAACCCCATTTAACATGTAGTCTAACCATGGTAAAGGATTTTGCTCACTCCCAAATATTTTTTTCATTCCAAGACCTAATAAACGTCGATCTGCAATATATCTAATATATTCTTTTATTTCTTCCGCAGTTAGATCGGGTACTTCTGCACCTTTAAAACATAAGTCAATAAAAGCATCTTCTAGTTCCACGGTTCTCTCTGCAGCGCAGTATATTTCATACTTTAGATCGTCCGTCCATAAATCTGGATTTTCCTTTATGAAAGTGCGAAAGAGTTGTGACATTCCTTCAACGTGTAATGTTTCATCTCGCACAGACCATGTGACGATTTGACCCATACCTTTCATAAGGTTATGCCGAGGAAAGTTAAGCAAGATAGCAAAACTACTAAATAGCTGTACCCCCTCGGTAAATGCCGAGTATATTGCCATTGTTTTAGCGATATCCATCGGAGTTTCCATACCAAAATTACTAAGATGCTCATGTTTTGCTAACATTTCTTTATGCTCAAAGAATTTTCGGTATTCATGATCCCCAAACCCTAATGTTTCCAAGAGTAGGGAATAAGCTTCCTGATGTACAGCTTCCATTGCTGCAAAAGCGGACAACATCATCCGTACTTCAGGTTGCTTAAAAGTTGGCAAATAATGTTTTGCATACCCACAGCAAACATCAACATCTGCCTGAGTAAAAAATCTAAATATTTGCGTAATTAATTGCTTGTTTTCAGGTGTTAGTTTCTCACGATAATCTCTAAGATCATCTGCAAGATTAACTTCATCTGGAAGCCAATGCATATGCTGCTGGGTCTTATAGTGTTCAAATGCCCATGGATATGAAAAAGGCTTATAGTACTCTCTTTCTTGTAATAAACTCATTAAATTCCTCTACCAGTGGTGTACCACTCCCGACATTATAAAAAAGCAAGTTATAAAATTAACTAGTACTACTGCTGTTCTTATAACTGCTACTAAATCTGCTTCTTCGGAGTCTTCCGAGGCTTTTTCGCCCAAAGACATTGCCCATAGTTTCCATAGTCTACCCCTCACAAGCCAAACACCCCTCCTCATCCATACTATCAAATATATACTGTCTTAGTGCTTCGTCAGATACTGTTTCGGCTCGTTTGATAGCCTCACTTCGTAGATAATATAAAGTTTTTACTTTCTTTTTCCACGCCATCATGTGTATAGCGTGAAGCTCTTGCTTTGATACATTTGCTGGAAAAAATACATTTAAAGACTGACTTTGACAAATTTCTTTTTGCCTGTCTGACGCCATATCTATAATCCACCGCTGATCTATTTCTACAGCGGTCTTAAAGACATCTTTAGTCCAAGCATCCAAAAAATCAAGATGCTGCACAGAACCATTATTTGTAATAATACTTTTCCATACTTCGTCTGTATCTTGTTCCATTTCTTGTAATATATGTTCAAGGTATTCATTTTTTAGTAAGGATGATCCGGATTTAGTTTTTTGTGTAAAAGCGTTAGCACGGTATGGCTCGATACTAGGAGAAGTATTCCCGCAGATAATAGAACTGCTAGCATTGGGAGCCACAGCCAAAAGATGAACATTTCTAACCCCGTACCCAAGAGCATCAGGGGCTTCACCACGCTCCATAGCCAAATTTTCTGTAGCATTTTTCGCCTCCGATTTTATGTGCTGAAACATTTGCATGTTTTTGCCTTTAGCCATCGCACTTTCAAACGGAATATTTTGACGTTGTAAATACGCATGAAATCCCATTGCTCCTAGTCCAAGGCTTCTTTCTTGTTTAGCGCTATATGCCGCTTTTGCTAGTTCTGGTGGCGCGTTTTCTACAAAATAACTAATTACATTGTCTAACATTCTAACTAAGTCAGGAATAAACTGAGAGTTATCACACCACTCATCATATTCTTCTAAATTCACACTTGATAGGCAACATACTGCGGTTCTGTCTTCGTCTGTTGCAAGTGTAATTTCAGAACATAAATTAGAGTGCTTTACTTTCAATCCCTTGTCTGCTTGACAATTTGGTAAAGCGTCTTGAACTGTATCACCAAACATAATGTAAGGCTCTCCAGTTTCAACTCTATTCTGTATTAGTTTAACCCATAGAGTTTTTGCAGAAACTGTTTTAGTAACTTTATTTGTGTGTGGATCAATTAAATCCCAAGAATCATCGAAACCGGCTTCTCTCGTAGCCCTTTCAATTATTTCCATAAACCTGTCGCTAACGACAACACCATGATGCAGATTAACAGACTTTCTATTAACATCACCCCCTGTGGGCTTTCTAACATCGAGAAACTCTTCCACCTCTGGGTGAGATATATCCAAATATGCAGCATAACTGCCCCTCCTTGTTACTCCTTGTGAAAATGCTAACATTTCAGCATCTACTACCTTCATAAAGGGTATAACGCCTGTACTTTCTGATCCATTGGATGTTTTTGACCCTACAGAGCGAACAGCGGACCAAGCCCCACCAACGCCACCGCCTACACTGGAAAGAAAAGCATTCTCTGTGTAGTGACTAGTGAGTCCTTTTCTGCTGTCCTCAACATAATTAAGAAAACAACTAATAGGGAGCCCACGAGTTGTGCCACCATTAGATAGTATAGGAGTAGAAAACATAAACCAAAGCTTACTAGCATAGTCGTATAACCTTTGTGCATGTGCCTCATTGTCCGAAAAAGCTTTAGCTGCGCGTGCAAAGGCATCTTGAGGTGAATTTTCACCGTCAATTAAATATCGATCATCCAGAGTTTTTAAACTAAACTCAGATAGATAATTATCTCTACTATAGTTTACTAACACGCAACCCTCTCCTCAATCTTTGCTATATTTCCGCCTCCTATAGCATCGTCACAATAAGAAATTAAATCCATTAATTCATAGTTTTGAAGTATTCGTTCCCCACAGGCATTTAACTCTTGAATATGCTTGTATTTACTAGGCAATGGTATAGAGTCATAGATATTCATTGCATCACCATACGCAATAATTAAGTCTTTTGCTCTTTTTGGTCCAATACCTGTAATTCCTGGAACGTTATCCCCTTTGTCACCCGTTAGGCATTTTAAGGAAATATACTGTTCTGGACTCACTTCATAGTGCTCATACCAGTTTTGAATTCGTACTTCTTTTCTATTTACATAAGAAAATCTACTTACACCGTTTTGTATAAGTAAATCCCAGTCTCGGTCACTAGAAATTAGCCAGATTTCACCAAAACCATACTTATCTTTTTCTTTTACTAAGTGCGCAGCAATATCATCAGCCTCTACTCCATCGAACTGAAGTACGAGTAAAGATTTTCCAAGCATATCTATAGTAGCTTGATACTCTTCAAAGAACTCTTCAAACGCAATTTTTTCTTCTTCCGTCTGTGTTGCATACTTATCTTTTCTATTTTGCTTATAATCAGGAAGTATGTTTTTTCTATACTTAGAAGAGCCTCCGTCTGCTGTAATTATTATATCTTTACATTTGTATGAGTCTGCAAGACTATGTACTGTCTTTTCGTACTCATACCTAAAATCTGTTCTTCCTTGATGTTTCCATCGAAACGCCAGATTTAAAGCGTCAACTATTAACGTTCCTTCTTTTTTCTGAGAATTAAAACTAAGTGCCATTTATAAACCTTATTTCTTCGTTGTTTAACCAATCTTCTGCAATACAAACATAGCAATGTAAATCGCTGATATAAATGTAACTTGTATTCTTAGGACAGTCTTCTGTGGCTGTATATATTTTTGATCTATTATACTTAAAGAATAATAGAGGTTCTTGTTTGCCACCGGCTGCCTGAGTTTTAAGTTTTTTCCACCATCGACTTAAGTTATTAGTTTTCTTTTGCGTTAATATTTTATCTGTTAAAGGGGTTTCAGCGTAATTTTTTACTTCAATACAATAAATATTCTTTTCATTTGGAACGTATAAATCTCCCTTCAGATACTCTAAAGCACCTGACATTGGTACACGCTCAAATTGAAGATTTGTATGTTCTCGAAGTAGATCTCGTACTAAATATTCGCCTCGTGCTCCTTTTGCTCGTGAATCAACCACCGAAAGTAAGATCGTCTAAAGCATCGAGCTTATCTTTATACTCAGAAATTTTACCTAATTCCTCTTCTAGTGTAGTGACTGTATCCGGATGTTCTGCTACTCCAACAGGGTTATCTAAAAAGACTCTTGCATTTATTTCATGCTTACTTATTTGCCCTGTTAAATACCTTCTCATATTGTCAATATATATTTTTGATTTTTTGCTCATTCTAACCTACTTATATTTTCTTCTTTTACTACTTCTTTTTTGTCGAGTAGCGGGTGAGTCCAACCGTGTGAAACTATGTAAGTGTTCAAATCTTCATTAAGAAGAACCTCTACTAGTTTCTCACGTCCTGTGTCGTCTAATACTGCTATTACTTCATCCAAAAATAAAATGTTTAACCGAGACTTAGAGATACTACTCATTAGCTTTCTTATGGCAATAAGAGTTGCTGTATTTACTCTAGCTAACTCTCCTGAAGAAAGTGCGAGAATATCTACTATTTTGCCATCGTCTTCGACTTGGACATTTAATTTATCGTTTGATACTACGAATTCAAGAGTAAACCTACCATCAGAAAGCTCTGCTAGATAGGTGTTCGCTAATTCTTCCAACTCTTTAACAAGGTTTTCAATCTTGTAAGCTAGTAAACCATTTGTACTGAAGGCTTTTTTCAGTATTTCTAAATTAGAAAGAAGACTTTCCTGTGTATCCAGTACTTCTTGGAACTCTTCAGATTGCTTTAAAAAAGCTTCTGTTTGTTCTTGAATTACTTGAATTCGGGTGTTGTGTTTTGTCCTTCTTTCATTTTCCTTTGTTTCGCCTGCCAGCTGCTCTTTTCGTTGAAGTAAGTCAGCTCGAACTCTTTCCAAGCGGCTTTCAAGCTCCTGCTTATCCAAAAGGGTACCTGGTAAGCTTTTATCAATGCTGCGATACAAGTCTGTCCAATCTGCTTCGAGCTTTTGACAACGCTCGAATTCTTTATTTTCAGCCTTAATCCGTCTAATTTTTCGTTCAATTTCATAAATATTTTTCTCTGAGTCAAGTATTTTCTGGGACTCTGTGTCTACAAGAGACTGTTTAAAACTTGGGTCAACTTCCTGCTCGCAAGTAGGACAAACATCCCCTAATTTTTCTAACTTTTCTACGAGGCGTTGAGACCCCGTTGAGACTTGAGAGTATGTTCCGATCTCAGACTGTAAATCGTCATATGAGACTTTCTGAGCTACTTTACAGTTTTGTGCTTCCTGTAAATCAATCTGACCAAGTAAGTCTTTTAGTTGATTATTTTTTGAGATTTTTTTATTTTTTTCCGAAATATTTTCAATTTCTTTCGTAAGGTAACGGAAATCTTTCTCTTCTTCATCCGTCGAAAATGCTATATTTAACATTGGAAGTATATTGGTATCACCCAACTTGTTATCTTCCATCCATTTTTCAATGGTATCAAGCTTTGCTTGGATTCCGTTAATTTCTAATGAAGACTTTCTTGCTTCTTCTTTAAAAATATCAAATAACTCTACATAATTTTCAAGATGTAATAGGTCGATTAAAAACTTTTTCCTGTTCGTATCTGTTGCTGTTAAGAATTGTAAACTAGCATTTGTATTTTGATATACTAATTGGGAAAAAGTTTTAAAATCGACTCCAATAACCTCTTGAATCGTTTTATAAGTATTTGTAGCAGTATGGCTAGAAATATCCTCTCCATTTTTTTCTAGCTTTACTTTTACACTTGTTTTTCTATCAATACTTACAATATATGTATCATCGTCTTTTTCAAAGGTTAGTTTTATGTTGTAACCTTTACCAACATATCTGTTCGGAATATCTGCTTTTTTGATTCCTTTGGAATTTTTATTGTACAAAGCCTCCTCTATAATTAAAGGTATAGAGGATTTTCCTGTACCATTTGTTCCAATTATCTGAGTTACAGTATTATCGTCTAGTAATAACTCATTATCTGAACCATAGCTAAAACAGTTATTCCACTGTAGCTGTTTTAGAGTAATCATTAAAAGTTCCTATAATACTGGATATTTTTGATTTTGGAAGTTCTAGTATATATTCTAAATATTCTGCTAGTTCTTCACTTACACTCATTTCTTTATTTAAAACTAGTGTTGCTTCTGTACTTCGTTTTACAACTTTCTTATCTAAAAGCTCTGAATTTTTTACTTTTGACAAGTCCTGAATATCGCCCTCTAATTCATAGATTGTATGATCGTATTCAGTTGGAATCATTTCATCTGGGCTACTAACCGTTTTTCTAAGTAATTGAGGTAATTCAAACTTATACCACTTCCAGTTAAAATTTTCATCAATTAATAAGTATCCAGTCTCCACCTTATTCCTATGAAAAGATGTAGTCATAGGACTACCTGGGTATACAACATTTCTCTGCGTATTGCTATGAGCATGTAAATCTCCCGCCAATACTATAGGGAAATCTTTTAATAAGTCCAAGTCAATTTCTGGTTTTACATGAGGAGGAATCTCACCCCTAACATGTGTAAACAAAGGGATTTTTTTATCTAACTCATCAAAAATATTCTTTTTATGTAAGTCACAGTATGGAAGTATTTGAAACTCGCCATAGTCGGCAACTTTATCTTCAATAAATACTAATTCATTTATTTGTCGTGTTGCGTCTTTTAGTTGAGTAAAGAACGTTTTATTCTTTTTTGTTGCTTCATGGTTCCCATCATATATTATAGTGGGAATTTTTACATTAGCTACAAAAGTGAAATATAATTCTAATTCTTCCATAGTCGGAAGACGATCAAAAAGATCGCCTCCGATTATGTGTGCAGCGCATCGCTCTTCTATTTCAGCGATTTGACTAAAGAATTTATTATATCTATCTTTTGCCCATTCAACTGGAACATTTTTTTGCCCCAGCTTTAAGTGCCAATCCGCTGTAAATAAAATCACGCTACATTAAACTCCGCTTCAAGGGTTTCGTCAACTTCGTTTGTATCCGCTTGACGAATACGATCCAAAAGCTCTTTCTGAGCATCAGGAGTTGGACGAGGCATTACATCGTCCATAGACTTAAGATTAGCAACAAGCTCCATCTCATCGTCATTAAGCGCATTAGGCTTGCACTTTAGCGGCTGAAGCTGATACTCTACATTATAGGGCAGAGGACCGGTCTTAACGCGCTTGAATTTTATATCCCATCCAGTCTCTGGATCAGTAGGATCGCCTAAATCTTCAGCAGCAGTAATTATTTGCTCCCAAAGCTTTTTCTTTAGATTTACAACTTTTACTTCACCGTTGTCTATGCATTGAGTAGCATAGCTCCAACCACACTTAAGATCGGGGTAGTATTCACGAATCCAATCTTTTTCCTTGTTGTTGAACGCTTCAGCGTTACGGTCGAAAGACAAGCACTCTAAAGGAATATTCTTGTCGTTTTCACCTTTTACCCAGTACACATAACGAGCAAGAATGTCGCCACACAGACGAAAAGAGTTGTCTCCGTCCTTGTACTGAAAAGTGCTTATAGAGGTTTTTTGAGCAGATCCCTTCTGCTGGTTAAATGATATTGCCATTTAATGTATCTCCGTTGGGGCTTCTTCGTATAAGAAATGAATTCCATCATGCTGTATCCGAAGTAGACTATGATTGTTTAAAAATATAAAAGGATCTACTGGTAAGTGCAGTACATCCAATGTGGTTTTTCCATTAGCTTTGTACTCAGCATACGAACGTAAACTAGCCAAAGCTGCATAGATACATACATCTTTATAACCGTACTGGTAGCAGTTGTACAAAAGTACGTCAGGATGCAATAAAAAAGACTCCCCTCTAAAATCGATGTCGGTATACTTGTATATTCTATCAAAACGATTATTAGGGATTTGCTTTTCTACTAGCATTTTTAGAACTACTACCATCTCTGATACATTGCCTTTGCATGTTTCAAAGATTTTATTCCAGTTATATAGAAGCATATTATATCAAAAAATGAAGTTCTTGTCAAGAACTATTTTTTTAAAGTTCCTGTATCTTGTAACCCTGTTTCATATAGTAGCCCATCCTATTGGAAGCCTGTCGTCTTGCAGTATTCCCTTTCAAATGTATATCTAATATAACAGGATCTTTTTTATTTTCTTTTTGTCTTATTACTCGTCCAATTAATTGAGTTAATAAAGGTTCATTATTTACGGGAGTACCTAAAATTAGACAACTAAGGTCGTCCAAGGAGATACCTTCTGAAAATATTGCTTGAGTACCAAACAATATATTCGCTTTTCCTTCCGTAATTTTAGACATAAGCGTCTGTCGTTCTTCATGCGGTACCTCGCCCGTAACACAAATAGCTTTATCACCCGCCAGTTCGGCGCAGACCTGCAAAAAATGCACTCGATCGCTTACTACTAACACGTTATGCCCTTGCTTTGCATAAAATGCGGCTAAAAGTGCAACACTGTGCACGTATTCTTCATTATATGCTAGTTGTGTTACTTTATTTGCCCATGGAATATTACTGCCATCCATGAAACGTATGTCAGATCTATAAACATGTATCTTGGGAGTCATATAGTTTTCTTTTGGGGGCTTTAATACTTTTTGCCCAAAATAGTCCCTAAATACTACATGTTTACCATCTTTTCTCTCTATAGTCCCTGATAATCCGATTTTATATCTTGCATAGTTCGAGTCTATAACTTTAGCAAAAGTTGGAGACGATACGTGATGCATTTCGTCCAATATGATTAAGCCAAACTCTTTACGGATTTTGGGAATGTTGCGGTATAAGCTCTGAGTATTCCCGATAACAATAGGAGGATCAATATTAAATTTACCACTACCTATAATGCCAGGCGTAAACCCAAATACTTTTTCTACTTCTTTTGTCCACTGATTTCTAAGCGGTACTGTATGTACCACAATAAGAGTTTTCTGTTTTAGCTTGCCAGCAATCGAAAGACCCGTAAAAGTCTTTCCCCAACTGACCCAAGCGTTTATTATACAGTTGTCTTCGACTTCATCAAAAACTTCTTGTTGGCTTGGTCGTAAAGGGAACTTAAACTCAGGAAGTTCTACTGGTAAGTTGATACGTTTATCAACTACTTCGTAATCATTTGGTATTAAATCCGTTCGTCCAATCGGAATACTCACTAAGTTAGTACGAATACGTGCCATATTTTTTATAACTATAGGTGGATCTTTCGGATTGTACGAAGGGATAGTATAAGTTAGTTCTTTACTTAAAACTTCCTTATACTGATCCGTTACTTCCAAATAAATACGATTGCTGACTACAGCTTTCACAAAGGCTCTCCACAATGTGGGCAATTATTATCTCGTTTTGCTTGATCAATCACGCTTTGAAGCCATCTAATTTCT